ATGATTCCGTCCCACTTCATCAAGCGTGTCACGACCTCGGACGCAACTACCGACACCGACTCGGCTAGTACAATCGTAGACATTGAAAGGTGTTTTGACATGGGACTAGCAGAGTTGAGAAAAAGCAAGGGCCTAACCCAACGGGAGTTAGCAGAGCGTGCAGGGCTGCCCTACAGTCGCATTGCTGCAATTGAGACGCGCAAGCGTCCGATTGAGGACGCGAGTTTCAAGACCGTCCTCAAGCTCGCTGACGCGCTGAAGGTTAGGGACTTGCGGAAATTGTTGGACGACTGACAGTCGTCCGGGCGCCGGTGGGTTTAGTCCTACAGTCTCATAGGCTGACTGGCGCGGGAAGCACCGGCGGCCCCACATGGAGAGGCACACGGGCGCAAGCTCGCCGCGCAAGCGGCGCCATGAGGCAAAAAGGCGTGCCGACACACATGACCCACGAGACTAGACTAGAAACATCCGGGGAAAGGACGTGGAGAGTATGAATCTCGTGGAATTACGCGAGTCCAGAGGATTGACGCAACAGCAAGTTGCAGACGCGGCGGGTATGTCTCAGCAACGCTTGAGCGAGTACGAGCGGGGCGTGCGCCCCGTCTCGAACATGACGCTAGCGCAAGCGGTGAGGCTCGCTGACGCGTTAAAAATCAGGAATCCACGTAAACTGTTGGAGCCGTGAGGCTCTGGCGCCAGTGGGTTTGGCCCTACCGGATCATAACCGGACTGGCGCGCTAGCCACGCTTTCCGCGTGGTGTAGCCACATTGGGCACGGTGTGGCGATGGTGAGCGGCCCGAAGGGTATGAAAATGCCCCGAAGGTTGCAGCCTTCGGGGCATTTCTTTCGGGCCGTTAGTGCCTGAAAGGTTAACATGGCCAAGTATAGCACCATTTCGGGGCATCTGCAAGTGAACGGTCACGCGCTCGATATCGAGTATGTCGAGCGTGGTGCGGTCGTGGTTTGTGACGTGTTCGCGGGGATCGTGAAACGCCACTCGCTTGCCTAGGCGGTGTGGCGGCGAGAGGCGGCCACGGGTTTACCGATCACGTTTACCTGTCATGCTGACAACCAATCGTAATCGTTGGTATTGCAACGTTTTGACGTCCGACTGGTTGCGACACCCCCGGATTATGCGCGGGGTCGTCTATGTATTACTGGTGACAAGCGAACAGTAAAGCCCTGAAACCCTTGTGGCAGTAAGGCTGCGATTACTTGTCACTTGTGCTTGAGTGACTAGTGAACATGCGTGTGCGAAAAGCGAACATTCGTGGTGGGTGATGCCGGGAACTTATTCCGGATTTATTCCAATTCGCCACGATTCACCTTGATTCCACTCACTCCAGCAATCTTAAGAATCCAATGTTTCCAAGGGTTTCGGGCGAAATCGTTGGAACGTATGAGAGCGGATGACGGGAATCGAACCCGCGTAATCAGTTTGGAAGACTGATTGTCATACAGTCCGCAGCCGTTCTCTCAGGCCGTGTCCTCGCACCTGCACCTATTACTGGTGAGCCTATGGTGTACCTATTTTCCGTTTTTGTTCCGACTGGTGCCGGCGCATCTATTTTACACACGGACGGCGCGCCTCTGCGGACGCAAAAACGCCCCGCTCCCCCACCGTGTTGGCGGGAGGGCGGGGCGTGTGGTTTTTCTCAGGATTCTGGGATTATTCCTAGTTGACGTGGCGGTTGGGGTTGTAGGCGACCCCGAATGCAGCCGCGATGGTGGGGATCGCGCCGGCCATCGCGGACAGCAGGATAGTGACCCACTCGGCGGCATGCGCGGCGATGGCGACCGGAGCCGCCACGGCGAGCGTCACGCCGAGGATGGTGCACGCCACGTAGATCGCGGTACGCACCGATGGGTCGAACACCGGCACATACTGGTCCACGGTGCCGGGCATGCTGTCGGGCAGCGCCTGGTCGGCATCGTCGTAGGTGTGACGGGTGTCATCGAGGGTGTCGGTCATCGGTGTTTTCCTTTCAGTCGATTTTGAGGACCTGACCCGGATAGATCAGATTCGGATTGGCGATGCCGTTTTTCGTGGCAAGCTGCTGGTAGGTGGTGCCGTACTTGGCAGCGATGGCCGAGAGGGTGTCGCCGGCCTGCACCGTGTAGGTGCGGGCGGCGGGCTTGTTCGCGCCCAGTCGCGCGTTGACCTTCGCTTGGATAGCGGCCGGATCGTAGCCGGCCTGCTTGAGGCGGTTCACGCGGTCCTGCCCGTTGCCCCATGCGCCGGCGATGACCTCGCTTGCGATGGTGTCCTCGCTCTTCTTCGCCGGCGTCGGGGCGGACTCGGACGGAGCCGCAGCTGGTTCGCCATTCTTCGCCGCGTATGTGCGCCATGCATTCGCATCCATGTACGCGATGTTCAGGTCGAGGTCGCCGCTGTAACCGGACAGACGGCCCGCGCTCGTGTACTGGCGGATTGCGCACGCATACGCGCCCTCGTTCCACGGGTGCGCCTGATAGCCCGTCGGATTGTCGTCCGCGTACTGCGCGATCCACAAACCACAGTCGAGTTCCTTCGCCGCTGCGGCGACGTCATCGTATACGCTCGCCATCGTGTAGATGATCGGTTTGATTCCGGTGCGTTCGATGACGCGCCGCGCGACATTCTTGAGGTAGCCGACGCCGGGCCATGCGCCGTTCTGTTCCTGCTCCCAGTCGAGCACGAGCACGGCCTCGCCGATGTATCCCTTGATATTGTCGATGAAGAAGTCAGCTTCGGCCTGTGCGTTGCCGCCGCTCACGTAGTGGTAGACGCCGAGCAGGCGGCCAGCTTTCTTGGCCTGCTGGTACTGGCGGTCACAATCCGGGCTGATATAGGTCGTGCCTTGCGTGGCTTTCATGATGACGAAATCAGCAGGCACGGCTGCGAGATTGATACCTGCCTGCCAGTTGCTGACATCGATGCCATTCATGGTCATGGTTTTCTCCTTGGTTTTGTTGGATATGAGAAAGGCCACGGCGGGATTGCCACGGCCCCATGGGTTGGGTCTGATTGATTAATGAGTGGGTGGGTAGTTGTCCATCTGCTGTAGGTCGTGGATGATGCGCGACCCTGCGCCGTTGCCGCCTAGGGTGTGGTAGGAGTCGTAGATCTCCTGCGCCTCCTCGAGATCGTCGAGTGGCACCCATCCGCGCGCCACGGAGTCACGGTGCACGGTTTTGAGCATCGACAGCGCGGAATGCCTCGAGATGCAGTTCCTGGCTTTGACCTCGGGGGTCTCCTCACGGCGGCGCGTGGCCTGCACCCAGTCGAGCACATGCTGGACGATGACGGTGATCGTGCCCGAGCCAAGCACGCAGCTGGCGATCGTAATCCAGTCGCCGGGGGTGAGCGTCATCGTCCGTGCCTCCCTGATGGTCTAGGTGTCCGACGCGGCCCGCATCGGGCTTGAATCATCCACTTCAGCATGTGAATTTAGGAAGTGATATATGCGGGGTTGAACACGACCTTGGCGTTGCTCGTCGTGCGCGAGCCGTCGAAATAATCAAAAGAGGTCTCCCGCAATGCCAGCCAGTCGTCGAGCGTGCACAACAGCATGTCACGCCACCGCACCGCGCACCCCTCGGCCGAATGCGCATACAGACGCAAATTGACGTTGCCCGCCTGCTCCAGATGGAACATGCACGCATACCTGGTCATCAACGTCGCATACTCCACCCAGCCGTTGAGTCTCCAGCCAGTCTCCTGTGTCGTCACAGCCAGAGCACGCTGATCATACGAAACGAGACCTCCAGTGCTGGACCCTTCCAGGAATGCGGCGAAAACATATTCGCCCGCCGGCAACGTGTCCTGCCGCCAGGCGAACGCGTTGTCCGACCCGCCGTCAGACTCGAGACGGAGCGTATCCGCCTCGACGCGCATCGACACGCCCGAGGCGAGCCACATCGCCGGCCCCGACTCGCTCGGACGCGGATTCACCAACAGATTACGTAGTTCAAGCATTGCAACTATCCCTTTCTACGGCCGCGAGCACATGTCCCACTACCACCGCCAGAGCATGACGACCATCCACATGTGCAGGCCGTTAGGAAGCCCCCGGTTCGATGCTGTCACCATCGAACCATGCGACGCCGGAGTCGAGCATGGACTGATAGTCGTCGTCGCTCATGACGAGCAGGCGGCGGGCGCGCACCGCGTCGCCTGCCTTCGGCCCGACCATCAGACGCAGCTCGACTGTCGACGCGTCAGTCAGCACATTCGCTGGCGTGACGAGCCGGCCGGGCGTGCCGTCCCACGTGGCGCGCTGCATCTCCTGCGTCGGATTGAGCCGGATGAAACGCAGCTCATTGACCGCATAGGTGCCGACCGGCTCGTCGAGGTCTGCACCGAACCGCCACGCACCCGCCGCCAGCTGGATACGCATGTACACGTAACGATCATTGCCGGTCGCGTTATTCGTCAGCCGCATCCAGCCGTCGTCGCTCATGACGCTGATATCCTTGCCGGCGCCGGGCCTCCACGCATGCGCCTCGACCGGTTTCGGATCCGGCAGCAGGTTAGTCACCTCAACCGGATCACTCATGGCCCGCCTCCTCCATATGGTTCGCTCGCGCGAGTAGGGCCGCGTTAGCGGCCATGAGCACGGCGTTCTGGCGCGTCAGGTCGGCGATCTGCCGACACAACGCGTCCACGACCGCGTTCGCGTCCACCTCACCAATCGCATTCGCATTATTGGCGGTCATCTCATTCCTCCTTGTTTGACCTGATTGACGAAATCCTGTTCGAGGCCGGCGAGCACATCCTCCAACCCGGACAGCGCCGACCGCCCCTGCGAGGCCGCGGCGGGCATCGCGAACAGGCTGATACGGGGCGCCACGGGTTGCGGGTCGTCCTGTCCGGCGAGCACCTCGTACTTGTCCGCCCAGTCGATGGGGTCGGCGCCGGGTTTGGTGTGGTCGATGATCGCGTCGAGCGCCTCGTCGTAGGAGCCGAGGTTAAGCAGCGCCTTCCAGCTCGCCACCGCCTGGTACGGGATGGCGAGCTCGCGTGCGTCGTCGGTCGTGACGAAACAGATCCGCTGCGCGTCGTCGCATGTGATCGTGGTCATAGGTTCGCGTTGCCTCCTGTCGCGATGAGCATGCCGACGACGCAACGCGCGGCCTGCGAGTTGGGATTCCACCAGTGCAGATCGATCTGCGTGCTCGTGGCCGTCGAGTGCGCGCACGCGGCTGCCAAATTGGATTCGCAGCCGACCACGACACGGACGGTGCCTTCGGGGAACGGCGTCGGCCACACGTACGTGAAATTCTTCTGCGTCTGTTTTTCGACGTTGCCATAGTCGACACGGCAATGCACGACACGTGGCAGGTCGTCGATACGCCGGTTGTTGACGTAGACGCCCGCCGGGTCGTCGCCGCTGCTGGGGTTGCCGGCCATCGAAATCTCGAACCGTGTCGCGTTCACGCTCGTCTTGGTGTAGTAGATGTTGGTGGCGCCGCTCGAGCTGGTGTTGTCGCCGAGCCCGATTCTGCGACGGAACACGTTAAGCGCTGTGTTGTCGCCGACGGTCAGTGTCCAGCTTTGTGTGTTCTCGTGGCGGGTGCCGGCGCCGGGCACGACCTGGTCGGGAAGCCTGACGAACGCTCCGCTCATATCCCACGCCTGACCGTAGTCGGTTTGGAAGATGATGTCGGCCAGTCCCACGTCGTCGCCGGCGTTCATGGCGCCGATGACGATACGACTGCCCGCTCGGGCGGTGCGCAAACCACCCGTCAGGATGGCGCGGCCCGAGCGGCCGTCAAGGTTAATCATCTCCCTTCCGGTGTCATCGTAGGCGACGAGTTCACTGCCCCGGATCTTCACGCCCTTGTCGGCGTCCGGGTAGGTTTGCAGAGTGGCGCCGGTGATCTCGCCATTAGACATGACGGCGCCGTTGAGCCGGATCGACCCGTCAGCGCCGAGCACGAATGACGTCTGCTGGTTGGTGTCGAACGCGACGAGTCCACCGGAGGTGAATTTGATGCCGGTGTGCTCGGCGCGGCTGGTTTGGATCGTGGGCGCGGTGATGACCGCACCCGAGATCTCCCCGCCCGACTGGATGGCTCCCTTGAGGGTCAGCGCCCATTCGCCGGCATCGTTTTTCGCATACGACAAATGGTTGCCGAATATGATGCCGTCCGGGTTGATCCGCGCGATGGTCTTTTTGTTCGCGCCGGTGCCGCTCACGAGCGTGTAGTCGGCGCCCTCGATACTGCCACCGCTGATCGCCGGTGCGCTGAGCCCCGCGCCGATGATGTTCACCGACTGGAGGATCGCCTCACCGGTTTTCGCATCCAAGGTGACGACAGGATTACCCTGCGCATCCACCATGGCGAGCCCGTTGTCGTTGAGCTGGATGCGCTCATTGCTCGTAAGGAAAGCGCCGCCCCTGACGATTGCGCCGTCGAAAAAATCCGCCGACACGAGGCCCGCGCTCACCGTGCCACGCACAAAAATCGAGTCCGCGGCAAGCATGAGGTCAGCCCAGCGGGTGCCGTTCCATGTCCAGATGTGCTCGACCTCACCAGAGTAATCCGCGAGCACGCTCACGGAATTGTTCGGCTCACCTTCCCAATACGTCTCGGGAGGTTTGCTCGACGTCTGCCACCATTCGTCGCCAGGTTTGAGCAGATCATACTCCGGTTGCGCGGACAGCACGAACCTCTTGTTCTTGCTGTCCGCGGTGATCTGCGCGCCAAGTGCGGCCGCTTCCGTGGCTTCCAGGCGTGCGTTCGAGTTCGCCAGATCGGTCTCGAGTTTGCGGGCGAGCTGGGTCGCCTCGTCCGCCTGCCGCTGCGCCTCATGGATGAGCGTGACGTCCGTGAGCGAACAGTCATCGATATACGCGTCCACGGGCGTCGTGAACGCGATCCGGGCGCGTATCCATTTCACGCCGTCCGGGATGACGACCTCCTGCACGGCCTCGGTCCACTGGTCACCGGTGAACACCATGTTGACGGCTGGTTGGAAATCCGTCCACGTGGTGGTGTCGGTGACCGTTGCGTCCCCCGAGTATTGCAGGCGCAGACCACCATTGTCATTGCCCGACAGGGCGGTCAACAGCTTGTACCAGACACGGAAACGGTACCGGTCGCCCACCGTCACCGCGACCGGGTGCGTGCTGACCAGTTCGCGTGTGCCCGCACTGCCGTTGAGATACGCGCGCCACGAACCACTCCGGCACCACGGGGACTGCTGGACGAACCCAGCGGACGCTGCTATGTTCGTCGTCCACCCGTCCCCACCATGCTCGAACCCACCGTTATAGAGCAGTTCCTCCACCTGCGAGGACAACACATTGAGCCACGCCTGCGCGCTGGCTGCGTTCTGCGCCGCCGTGGCGGCGGTGGCTGCGGTGATTGTGTGCGCTTTGTCGAGGCGGTCGACCTCCCCGGCCGTGGTCTGGCTGAGCGTGTCCGCGTCCTGTGCGAGTTTCGCCGCGTCCTCGGCGCTGTTCTGCGCCGCCTGCGCCATCTTGTACGCGCCGGACTGGGTGACGTCCGTCCACGCCCACTGCCCATTGCTGTAATCCACGCGCGTCGACGTCCACAGATTGCTCGCCCGATCCAACTCAGGCTCCGTAGTCGACCACGCGCCCTCCGGGTTCTTCCCGGCCGGCTTGGCGGGTTTGCTTGCGGCGAGCACATAGTACGTGGTGAGCGCGGTCACGCTCACACCAGTCGCACCTGTGGCGCCCTGCGGACCGGTAGCACCCGTCGCGCCCTGTGGGCCTTGCGGCCCCTGCGCACCGGTGTTGCCCTTGGTCAGGCTCCACGTGTATTCGCTCGGGTCGGTCGGCTGCGAGTCGGACAGCGTGATGCACACGCCCATGTATGTACTGCTCGCGGTCGGCGCCGTGCTGAAATTCGCGCCGGCCTCAGACGTGCCATAGGCGAAATACGTGTAGTAGGTTTTGCCGTCCTCGCCCACGTCGCCCTTCGCGCCGGCCACACCCTGAGGGCCCTGCGGTCCCTGCGCACCGGTGTTGCCCTTGGTCAGGCTCCACGTGTATTCGCTCGGATCGGTCGGCTGTGTCGCGCTCGTGGACACGCACACACCGATATACGTGGACTGCGCGGTCGGCTCCTTGCTGAAATTAGCGCCCGACGCAGACGTGCCATAGGCGAAATACGCGTACCGGGTCACACCATCCTCACCCTTGTCGCCCTGCGGGCCCGTCTCACCCTGCGGGCCCTGCGGGCCGGTGGCGCCCGGCACACCTTGGATACCCTGCTGGCCCATGGGACCCGTATCGCCGGTCACCGGCGTCGCACCCGTCACCGTCGTTCGCCCGTCACCATACGTGATACGTGTGCGCATCCACACCGTCGCACCCGCCGGCCGCGTCACACTGTCCGTCGTCCACCCGCTCGTCGGCGCCGCAGTAGCGCCGCCAATCGCATACTCAATCGTGCTTCCGGTGATGGTCTTCGCGGCATTGTCCGTTGCGAGCTGTTTCGCCGCGTCCGCGGTACGCTCCGCGCTCTCCGCCGAGGTCTTCGCACTGGCCGCGGTCGAGGCCGCTGTACTGATGTCCTTGGCCTGCTGCTCCTGCACGCCCTCCACAGCTTCCACCCGCGACACCGTGTCGAGCACGTCCTGCCTCACGCTGGCGACGTCCGTCGCCATGCCGGCGTAATCACCCTTGAGCTTCTCGGTCTCGCCCCTGACCGCGGCCACAGTCTCCTGCGCGGCCTTGTCACCCTCCGCACGCAGATACGCCTCCGCCTCAAGCCCCTCACGATTCGCCTCAATCGCCTGCTGCGCCTCATTGATCGTCTGATTGACAATCGTGATCTGCGCGGCCGTATCCGCCGACGCGGCACCGAGGATCTCGGAGGCCTTCGCGTCCAACTCCTCCTGGCTGATACCCTCCCATAAGGGCGACTGCGTCTCAGATTCGGGATCGTAGCGGCTGATACCACCGTTTTCCGCGGTATCACCGATGAGCACACCCGTCCCATCCCCGCTCGGCACATACACGTTCGCCGCCTTGCGTGTCTGGTTTTCCTGAGCGGTGCGCAATGCGGTCTGCGCGACCTGCATGGCGAGGGTGTCCGGGTCGATTTTGATTTGCAGATGCTGCGCCATACGGTCTCCTCCCCTACTAGACGCTGATGTCCTCCATCACGTCGAACACGAGTTCAATTTTGTTGGTGTTGTCACCGCTCATGCGCATCAGCCGTGTGCTGTATACGCCATCCGGCAATGGCGGGTAGTCGCGGATGTCGAGTTTGACGAGTTCACCCGGCCAGATGTCCCCGACCGGGAATGATTGCGCACCGTCTGTGTTGGTGTCGGCCGCGTACACGCTGGCGGTGATCTGCATGAGAGGCCTGTCGTTCGCCGCGAGCATGCCGGCCGCATGCGCTTTGAGCACCGCCAAGTTGTCGGTGTCGGAATCCGAATACGTGGATTCACGCAACGGCCAATTGACGCCCGGCTTGCGCAATAGCGTGAGGTCCTCGGCGACCGCGGTGATCTGCGCCGCGTCCGTGCCAGCACCGCTCGCATACACGCGGTGCACCGCACCCAGATGGTCGACGGTCAGCTCGTCCAACGCGCCCGCATACGGCGCATACCCGAGCGAATGCACTTCCTTTTGGCCCAGCCAGATGTCACTGTCGGAACCGGCCAGGAACGCAAACCGCAGATGCCCCTGATCGGGCAGATAGGGGCGCAGTTGCATGTCGGGACCGTTTTGAATGTTCGACAAATCGGTGAGCAGTTTGCGGCACCCGTTGTTCTGAATGTCCCATGCGGAATATTCGCGGGTGCGCGTCCCACGTTCGCCACGATAGGTCCAGTCGATAGGCAATGCACCGGATGGTTTCGCATCCGTGCATTGCCATCCAATCTCACTCGCTATACCCCGATACGACAGATTCGTGAACTTGATCGAGTCGGGGCTCGTACCGTTTTTCCCGGTGCCATATTTTCCTTCGCGCACCAGGTAGCGGTGATCGAGCAGTCCGAACGGCGAGGTGAGGTTGAAACTGGTGTCGATGGCGGTGTCGGTGCGTACGCCAATGCTCGCGGCGACGACCGGTTTGCCAATCAACCCCATGTCGAGGTCATGCTGGGACGCCCATGCGAGCATGATGCCATACCGGTCCGGGGCGAGGATGCGGCGTTTGGCCTGCATGGTGTCGCCCGGCACCGACCCCCACGGCACCGTCACCCCCGACAGGTCGAGGTCGCCGACGCCCTTGTCTTTGAGGGTGGCGAGCGACGAGTCGGACACGTCCACGCTCCACGCGAATTTTGGCAAGTCGATGGGCGCGTGGATCACCCCGGTCATGGTCTCGAACACCCAACTGCACCACACCATACCCACCGCCCTTATGTTATTGTTTGACGCCCTGGTCGATGACGTCGAGTTTGATGCCCGACCAGCTGCCGTTGTAATGCACATTGGCGTTCATCCCGTAGCCGACCCGGCATTTGACGCTGACCGTGTGCACGCCACGGCCGCACCAGACATTCGTACGGAACTGGTATGGTTCCCACGCGCCACGGAAACAATAGTTGAAAAAATCACCGAGGGGGTTGCCGTCGATGTACACCTGCCCGCCCACCTCGCTGTATTTGCTCAAATCGCCCGCACCATTAGCGCCAGCCGCACTCGCGCAGATCGTGATCACGCATTCAAGGTAACGGTCCGTGGGCAGGTTGACCTGCACGCGGCACCATTCCTGCTGCGTGCTGTTCAGGGTCGTGTCCTGTTTGAGCTGCGCGGACGCGATCAGCCCCTGCGCCACCCCGTAGGGGACCGCGTAATCGATTTCCCCCACACGGGTCGCGTTGCGCAAACTGGTGCTGTTGGCGGGCACCTGCATGTAAGAGAGCACAGTCACACCCGCCGGAGGTGTGGGTTTGGTCGGACTGGCTGCAGGCGTGCCCTGCGTGACCCCGATAACCACGAGATTGTCGACGTCTTGGAGGTTCTTCTGATTGTGGGCCTGCAGCCAGATGCAGTCGATACGCGGATTCGCAGCCTGGTTCGCCTCGACCGCAGGGGCGACTCCCCCGGCGTAATACGCTTCCATGGCTCCGTCGGTGCCGGAACGGCTCGTGACGGCCACACCGGCGGCAACCGGGTATTGGAGCGCGTCCGACGCGCTGACGCCCAATCCGCAGACGATGCCCGTGGACGCCCAATGCGATTCGATGATCTTACGGTGTGTGAGCGAGTCGACGCCCTGCCAGCCGCCAGCATCCTTGCGGACGGCGCTGACACCCAATGCCGTGGTATCCACCATGATCTGCTCCTTCTACATGTATGTGTCGTGGGATTCGATGTCTATCCAGCCATTGCCGACCGTGCGCAGCAATACGCTCAGCCCGCCCTGCGGGGGCACTATGGGGAAACCGCGGTCGAGGAGTGTTTCGGACACGTCGACGCCGTTGACGCTTGCGGTGCGGGTGCGCGAGTCCAATATGAGCGGACTGCCAGCGTACACCGGCAGCGAGGTGCACAGCCGCAATCCGGTGCCGGGGAATTCTAGGTCCACACCGTCCGGCATGGGACCGTGCACACGGAACACCGGATAGGCGCGGCTCGACCCATTGTTGGTGACCACGCCAGTGTTCGATGCGGACGTCTCGTCATCATCGAGATAATACGTCAATGGATAGTGCAAGCCGTCGTCCCCCTCCAACGTGTCGAACAACACGCTCACACTGTTGTTGGGGTCGCCCTCCCACCCGGTCGCGAGAAAATCCTCCTGCGGATAGTACGACAGGCCGCCCGACCCGTCCTCGAGGCTCGCGCACTGCAACTGGCAACCACGCGACAACGTCGACAGGAGTTCAGGCCTCGTGCACACGATGCTCATCTGACCGGCCAAAAACTGCCAATTCACATTCTGCACGCTCTGCTCACTGTCAATCGAGTCGACGTACCCCTCGCAATACAGGTCGTGGCCGCCGTCCTGCACACGGATACGAGTGCTGCGGTGCAGGAACATGCGTAAATGTGTCTGCATGTCGAGCACCTGCTGCCGATCGTCCGCCGTGTCGGCGAGCAGCCGGTATTCAATAGTGACAGTGCGCGCCGAGTACAGGATCTGCGCGGCCTGCACATCATGCGCGCCATCACCCGACAACCGTTCGGACACATCGACCTTCGCCACCGGGGTCGTCAACCACCCGGACAAGCCGCGAAGGATCATGCCGTGCGCATCCGCCGACCCGTCGATGAGCGCGTCCGGAATACCGGGCGCGCTCAATGTCACCACACTCATGCGATGCCTCCTATCGACTGGCGCCCAGCAGGGTGCGCGTGTTCATGCGCAGTTTCGCAGCCGTCAACTCCGCCTGCACATACGGCGAACTGTTGGCCGTGAAATTGTTCGTCACCGTCTGGTTGAACACCGTCCGCGCAGCCAACTCGGCCTTCCGCTCCTCAACATACGGTGCGGCAGGAGTCGCCTGCACATAGCCGCCGGCCGCATACCCGGACGCAGCACGCAACTGCTCGTAGTAGCCGCCGTTGATGGCCTCCAATTCACGACGGTATTTCGCCGTACTACGCGCATTCGTGACGAATTCACCATTGGATAGCCAGTTCAGGATGCTGTCCGACGTGCCCGTACCTGGACCGGACACATACCCGCCGGTGGCTTTGCCAGCGAAAACATGCGGCGCCTGACCCTTGTCGATGCTTTCACGCATCTGCACGAGCCGTTCGGTGATCGTGTACGTTTTGTCCGCGATCTGCATCGCGTCCAACGACGCCACGCGGTTGATGTTCAACTGCGCGCTCCCGTTGTCCGAAATCGTGAAATACTTGTCGATGACCTTTTTGTTGTTGACCTCGTCCACGCTCTTCAACGCATGACCATTGTCACCCTTGATGACACCGGTCTTCTCATCGATCGTCCACCCATTAGCCTTGCAGACGCTCTGCCAGTATTTGCTGTTGTCGCCCAGCAGCTCACCGGTCTTCGGGTTAAGTTTCGCACCGTTCGCGAGCGCCAATATCGCGTCGTATTGCGCTTTGTCCGCAGTGATCTGGCCAGTTTTCGGGTCGATCTTCGCGCCGACTACCTCGGCGATCTGCAGCATGGCCGGCTGGTTGTTCGCGTAAATCAACACATTGCCGTTGGGCAGGCTCGTGGTTTTCGACGCGAGTTCACCGAGCGCGGACTGGGCCGGTTGAATATCAACGTTGACCTTGGGATTTGGGTTGGTTTTTTCGAGTTCCTCGAGTTGTTTCTTGAGGTTTTCGGTTTCGTCTCGGGTCAATCCGTAGGTGTCGGCGAGTTCGTTGGCTTTCTCACTGCTGATACCTGCGGCCGTGGCCGCTTTGATGAACGCTTCGCGCGCATTGTTGAGCGCATCACCGGCACGCTGGGTTGCGCCTTCCATGTCGCCGGTCGCTTGTCCTTCTTCGAGGAATTTTATCGCGGTGTCCTGTGCTTGGCCAGCGAGCCCGTACAATGCGGTTTTCGTTTCCTCACCTTCTTTTTGAAGGCCCTCGAGGTAGTTGCCGTTCTCGTCGAGCACGCGACCTTGTTTGGTGAGGTTTTCCACGGTTTCGCGGATGCTCTCATCAAGTTGCACCTGTGCCTGTGCGGCGCTCAACGCGGGAGCGGCCATAGCGAACAGACTGTCGATGAGATCGTCGACGGCGTCCGCGTACTCCTCAGCCGCTTTTTGAGATTCCTCCATCGCCGCCGTGAGCTCACTGGTGCCGTCGGCCGCATCCTGGGCGGCGTCCCCGGTCTTGCCGGTGGCTGTAGCGAGTTCCTCATTGGCCTGCTTAGCCTCGTCGGCTTTCTGGTTCGCCTCGTCATACGCGGCGGTCAGGTTTGCCAGATCGGATTTCATGACGCGAGCAATGTTGAATTCAGCCGTGTCGGAATCGTATCCAGACCATTCATCAATGATTTTGTTGATTTTGTCCAGTGCGCCGGTGTCACCCTGTGCGGCGAGCACGAATTCGCTCATACTCACGCCTGCCTTGTCGAGCGCACCCGACAGGTTATCGACACCAGTCTTCCATCGGTCGTACCAACCGTAGTCCACGGACTGCGCCTGTTTGACCATCTGCTCGGATACGTTCGCACCGGATTCGATGGCTGACTGCAATTCCTGCGTGCGGGCTTTGGCCTCCTGTGCCTTTTTCGCATAGTTGGCCAGTCCGATACCGGCGATGGTCAATGCGATGCCAAACGGGCCGCCGAACAGGTTCATTACGCCAGAGCCGATGCTTTTCACACCGCTCATGGCTGTCTGCGCGCGGGTCATGCCGTTCGACATGAGCTCCGCACCGCGAGCACTCGACCGCATGGCGGAGAACACCTGCGTCATGCCATCCGACACCAATGGTGCAGCGGTCTGCAGCCGCTGAATCGGGTCCAATGCCAGACCCAGATTTTTACCAACCGCACTGCTGGAGTTCTGCAAATCTCCGAACACTTTGTGCATGCCTGCGACGGCACCGACCATGATGCCGGCTTTGACGATGAACTGCTGTGTGCCCTCGTCGAGGCTCGCGAACGCGTCCACGACACCGGTGATGCCCTGCACAATATCCCGCAATGCATCGTTCGCGCCGGAACCGGTTTTGATCAGCGCCGTCTCGAACGCGCCGCTCAACTGTTCGAGGTCGCCTTTGAGGTTGTCGGTTTTCGCGGCGGCCATCTTCGCGGCCACACCCGACTCGGATACGGTCTTCGTCCACTGAGCGACACCACTGGCGCCGGCCTCGTAGAGCGCGTTGGCGGCTCGTACCGCGTCCGCGCCGAAGATGATGTTCATCGCCGCGTTGCGCTGTTCCATCGACAGGCCGCCCATACGCTCCTGCAATTGGCCGGCCAGTGCTTCGAGTCCGATGAATTGGCCGGACGCGTCGTACGCGTTGATGCCGAGCTCCTCCATCGTGCGCGCAGCCTCTTTGGATGGGCCGGCCAGACGCTGGAGCATCGATTTGAGGCTGGTGCCCGCGTCGCTGCCGATCATGCCGGTGTTCGCGAACAATGAGAGCGCGCCGACGGTCTCCTGCATCGAGATGCCGAACGAGTTGGCGACCAGACCAGCCTGCGAGAGCGCGTACCCCAGATCGGATGCGGAACCTTGTGCGGCGGCGGCGCCGGCGGCAAGCGCGTCGGCGACCGCCCCGGCGTCCTTGCCTTCGAGTTTGAACTGCGCCAAGGCCGAGCTCATGAGTTCCGCGGCCGCGGCGACTTCCATGCCATCCGAGGCAGCGAGATTCAACGCGCCGGACAGGCCACCGTTCAACACGTCGGCGGTGCTCATACCCGCCTTGGCGAGCTCATTGATCGCGTTCGCGGATTCGGTCGCATTGTAGACGGTGCTTTTGCCCGCGTCCAGGGCGGCGTTCTTCAACGATTCGAGTTCATCGCCGGTGGCGCCGGTGTTGGCCTGGACCTCGCTCATCGCCTCGTCGAAATCCGCAAACATCCTGACAGCGGAGACGCCGAACGCCAGGCTCATGGCACCGACGGCCATGCCGGCCTTGGTGGCTGCGGTCTCGAATTGTTTGGCACGGTTGGTGGGTTTGACGATGGTGGTGGCCAACTGGTTGGTCTGGGCTGCGGCGGTCTGCATTTTCGCGGAATAATCCGAGATGTTGGCCGTCAGACGGACCATGATGTTCTCGTTCACCGCCATCGCGTGTCTCCTTCTAGTGTCGGGGTTTCAGCCGTGTGGTCTGCGAGTGGGGCGCTTCAACGACACCGCTTTTCGCGTATTTCTGCATAGCGAATTCTCTGGCCTGTGAAGCGAAACACATGTACACGTCCGCCCCGTCGAACAGCTGGTTGAATTTTTCCTCATCGTGGCAGATGCCGGGATCCATGCCGCACAGAGGGCATACATGGGTTTGTTCGTAGAGATCGAGGGCGAGCATCCATGCCTGCTCGCATCCGTCCCATTCCACGGTGTCGCCCTCACTGGGCGTCCAGCCGCGGAAACGTTTGTAGCTGATGCCGAGTGTGCGCGCCGTGCGCAGGGACGCCCGAAGCATGGGATCGTCGGCGATGCGTTGGGCGAGCCGGTCGAGGTTCAGGCTTTTGGGAGTGAGACCGCGGGAGTGTTGAGTTGCTGCACGATCGGCATCATGGAGACCAGTTGGCTGTCGGGCATCTGGTCAAGCAGGCCGGACAGTTCCGCCTCGTTGAATTCCAATGGTTCGTCAGGGGTGGGTTGCATGTGCGCGCCGGTGGCCATATGGGTCACCGCGTCACGAATCAACGCGAGCATGTCCTGTTTCGGTTGCCCGTCTTCCATGCTGGTGTTCGCGGCGACGAGCTGTTCCCACATGCTCGCGTTCAATCCCCGCACCTCAAGGATGAGCGTATGCTCACGGATGGTGCGCACGACCTGTTCGAGGTCCTTGCGTAGTTTCTTCGCGTTGCCGGCGCGCGTGGACAGTTCTTTTTCGGTCAGCCCGCTGGTGGGTTCGGTTTCGAGTTGTTCCAATTTCTTTGACAACTCGCGTGACTGGTTGAGGGTGTCGAGGTCGGTGACGATCTCGATCGTGCCAGTGGGGCGTGTAATCGTAGGTAGCATGTGATCCCCTTACCTATGTGGAGGCCGCCCCACCGTGCGGTGCGGGCGGCCCCGTTGTGTGTGGTTGGCGGTCAGGCGCCGGCATTGGCGGCGACGGTCGCGGTCTCGTCCTGCGCGCCCGGCGACACACTGAATGTGATCTGGCTCAGCTGACGCTGGTTGACGGCATGCGCGACCGGCGTCTTGATACCGATCTGATAGGCAGCACGCTGACCTTCTGACCGGCGGCGAACGCCTCATCACTGGGCAGGCCACGGCGGCGCACGAAATAACCAGTCTTGCCGCGCGTGAGGGTCTCGACGAGCGTGTTGTCCACGGTCTTGCCGGCCGCGTCGACACGGTTGATGTTGTCCACGACGCGCAGCAGCGTGTCGGTCCATGTCTCCTGTCCGGGAATCTGACCGACCTCGGCGGAGCCTTCGCGGTCGTCGTCGATCATGTTCTGTCCGTGCGTGGCCTGGAAACCGTCACCGGTCAGCCACATCGACATGTCCAGCACACCGTTGCCGGTCAATTCCGCCACGGTGGGCGCTTTGATGTCCTTGATGGTGGGCACGAACACGGTCTTGACCATGCCGTCCTCGAGCGAGGCGGACACTTCGTTGCTCATAGCATTCTCCTTGATGGGTTGTTGATTGGTTACTACAGGGTTCAGTTGGCCCAGCCGACCGTCCAGGTGAGCACCCGCATCGCGAACGGGCTGCCGGTCAATGGGGAGACGAGTTCTGCCGAATAGACGCCCGAATCACGTTCGGGCACCAGACGGCTGAACCCGCGGCCGGGGTATGCGCCGTCGAGCGCGGCCTGCAGTTTGCCGCACACGATGCCGATGGATTCGTCGGTCTCGCCCACGACACGGATGTCGAGGCGCCCCACATGCGAGGTCGTGGCCAACGATTCGGTGGACTGCCGTTCGAATTCGGAAAATGAGACGACCACCCATGGAGGGCTTTCGCCCTGCGCGGGCACTCCCCTCCACACGCGCCACCCTTTGAGCGGGGGAACGAGGGCGAGGACCTGTGTGCGCGCCTGCAGATACGTGACCATCAGTCCAATCCCTCCATCGCCTCGCTCAGATAGTGTTTCCACGTGTCGAGTTCGGCTTCGGCGTGCTCATAGAATTGGTGGCGGCCGCCACCCTTGTAGGTGCCGAAGAACGCTATGTTCGCCAACCCGCCCGCTTTCGCGGCCGGGCCGATGGCGACGGTCACCTGCATGGGCGCGCTCAGGAACGGGGTCTCGTATTCGATGGGAATCCGCGCGATACCCGGATTCGACGAGGTGCGCAAGTCGGCGATGACCGCCTGTTTGATCTTGAGCGCGGCCTTGTTCGTGGTCGCCTCGATCTTCACCCGTTTCCTCGACGGGGCGAGCCGCAGTTTCGAGGCGAACGCGGCCAGTTGTGATGCGTCATTCATCGGTCGCCTCCGCTTCCCGTGGCATCTGCGACACGTTCCACCGGGCCGCAGTCGCCAACGTCTTCTCGGATTGCAGGTTCACCAACCGCAGGCGCGCACCGACCAGAGCGGCGTCCATACTGGAGTCGATGTGTGCGATGTCTCCCGGCCGGCATCCGGTCGCGGTGTAAGGCAGATGCAGGTACAGGCTCCACACGGGCACGTTGCCACCCACGTTCGTGCTGTCGCCGCTGGCGGAGACGACCTGACTGGCCACGCCGCCGGCGGTCTGCACACGGCACGCCCCGTGGTAAATGACATCCACGACCGGCGTGGTGACCCCCGTGTCGGGGTCGACCTCGAACCGGCCGGTCGGACGGGACACCGTGCATATGTCGCCCATAAGGCGCAACGCGTCCGACCGGCCGCGCGCGAGGGTGCTCATAATCCGTTGACGACGAACCATGGGACACCCCCGTCCCGCGTATACCCGTCGGCGTCACCGCGTGTGGTCGCGATGGACGCGACGCTTTTGGCGACCACGCCCGACACCTGTTCACGCACGGTGTCGAGCATGCGCTGCTCGCTTTCGGTCAGATAGATGCCGGACGATTCGACCTTGCGGCCGCCACCGTCCATCGCGTCATCGATCTGGCTGGTCCATTGCGTCTCCGCGTTCGGGTTCACGTAGTAGCGGGCCGCACAGGATAGGGTCACGTCCGCGAGCGCCTCGGGCAGTCCCTCGCATAGTTTGCCGTGCTCGTCCGCCCATTGTTGGCGTGTGTAGGAGCGTACGAGGTTGGAGGCGGCGCGTAGCACGCGTGTTGCGCGCCGCTGGTCTGGTTCCTCGTCGATGGGTTCGCCGAGCCATTCGGCCAATTCATCGACGGTCGCGAATGGCTGCAGCGTCATGGTCAGGCCTTGGCGGAGGCGCCGGCCGCGGCGGGTGTGATGAAACCGGCCGGATACTGCTTGCCCTTGGCGACCAGACGTGTCATGGGATTGGCGACCGCGAAACCGACACGCATGACCACGCGCATGATCTTGGAGTCCTGCTGCATGGCGTTGTACACGACCTTGCCGTCGGCGTCGGAGATGATGCCCTGGTCGAAGATCTTGAACGTCATGTCCTGGCGCACGCCGTACACGAACTTGCTCCAGTCCGCGGCGAGCAGCTCAGCCTTGGTGGGGTCCCATGCGCCGTTGGTGACCTCGTTAAGGTCGTACCCGTACAGGCGGCTGGGCTGTCCTTCGGCGATGCTGGGCGAGTACACCGGCTGTCCGTTGGCGTCACGCAGGCCGATGAGCTGCCAGTTGAGTCCGGCCTTGGAGGCGAACCCGTTGATGGCGAAGCCCTGTTCGGCAATCTTCTGGCCGAGCGCGGCGACGTCGGCGGCGAAATCCGTGCCGGTTCCGGCGGCGATGGTGTTCTTCGCGGCCGTGGCGCCGGCGAGGATGTCGGTGCCCCATGTGGTGGGTTTGTCGACGCCGAAGATCGCGGCTTCGTCGATCTTCTTACCGAACGCTTCGGCGATGAGCGGGCGGATCGCGGCCCACAGGTCGATGTCGGCGTCCTCGACCACGGAGTCGGGGATCGGGACGAGCACCGCGAGTTCCTCGGCGCTGATGGTCACGTCCTCCCACCCGGTCTTCGTGGTCTGCTTGAGACCGCCTTCGGCGACCCAGTATGCTTCGGGCAGGCTGGCGAGCACCGGCTGTTCCTTCTTGGCCTTGCTCATTGTGACGCGCTTGGCGCGGTTCGCGATGACGGACTGCTGGGGCAGTGTCTGGATGATCTCGGTGGAGCGTTCGTTCGGAATGAGGGCGTCACCCAGATCGGAACGCTTGATCGCATTGGCGAAATTCTCTGCCATGGGGGTTCCTTCCTAAAAGGTTATGGATGTTCAGTGTTGTGCTGCGCGCAATGCTTCGCGGATGAAATCGCGTGGCCTGCCATTGCCGGTCGGGTCGATGCCGCCGGTGGGTTGGCGGCGCAGCGGGTTGAGATGCTCCGGCCCATCCGGCGCTGCCGGTTTGAGTCGTGCCGCGAGCTTCGCGGCCTTGGCTTCGAGTTCCTCCGGACTGCCTGAGCCCAGGAACTCCATGTCTTCCTCGGACAGGGATGGATGCTTGGCGCGGATCTCCGCGAGCGTCTTCGCGAGACGCAACCGGTCGAGTTCGGCTTTCGTCTCGGCGAGATCACGGTCGGCTTTCTCCCGCTCGGAGAGCTTCTCGTCCTCATAGGCGCGGTTTTTGTCCTTGAGATCCTTGTTCTCCTCACGCAAATGCTGCACGAGCTTCCATGCCTTGTCCGCGTCGAAATCATCGCCCCACGGGTTCTGTGGCTCCTGCGGTTCAGACGCCGCCGGGTCGGGTTGCGCCCCCGTTCCCGTCCCGTCCTGCTCGGGGTCGTCGTTCTGGTTGTCAGCCATGATGGCATCCTTCCTGTTGTGGGTTCCGTGCCCGGCCTGCGGGCAACAAAAATCCCCACCCGCCACTGGCCGATGGGGAAAAGTTTTGTACTGCTGTTCAGTTGTTGAATTCGACCTTGTTCAGGGTGTCTCGGAATCGATGGAATTCCGGCCATTCTGGATCATTGGCCAAGTCGCGCACCTGCTGGGGGAAATGCGATAGTCGTTGCATATCATCACCGGCAATATCCAACGCATCGATAATGGCTAAATCCGGTTCTCCGCAATCAATCGCATCCTGCATGATGTCCCTACGGATTTCGTCAGTGCAGGCGGAGGCAGCCATGCTAGATTCGGCCATAGGGAACAGATCCTCATATTGAATGCTCATGAGATCCCCTTCCATTGGCGTTTCTTTGACTTTGCTACCTTTATTCTACCATTTTCAGTGTTTCTGGTCACACCGTCCCCTCCAATTGGGTATGCTCGGTCAATCTCAAACCGTCCATCCCTGAAATATGCTTTGACCTCAATCTGGACACCGTCGATTTCCTTACCGAAAACGGTGAGTCCATGCTCATCGCGAGGTGGCATGACCCATGTGGGCGACCGGACGGTTTCATAGACGCAGTCCATAATCCGAGCTTCATCCCATTGCGCTGGAAATTCCGTTTTTCTCAGAATTCCTGAACCATGTAGATGCCCGCCTTTCCTACCATCTCCATGCAGGATGTGTCCCTGAACTTCATCACTGATGGCCACTGGGATCGGCGACGTTCCATGTTTTGGCGGGAACTGTGCGACCACACGCACTATCTGTCGTTTACCAGATGGCTCCGCATGTGATCCAGATCCGACAATTCGGGCCAATGTCACCCTCTTGCCGCCAGATGGCTTCGGTGTACGAACGTTAGGCGAATCCCTGAACCTGCCTTTGTCTCTCATGATGGGCAGGATGTTCTGCCATGTCTTCTCACCCTTGGGGAACCGTTCGGCGGCACGGTAGTAGTCGTCGATCCACTGCTGCTCCTGTTCGGTGGGTCGCCAGTCGCCGTACACGACCTCGACGGTGCACCCACACCGATTGTGATATTTGCCGCTTGGTGTGTCCGCCTTGAGCGCGGTTTTCTCGCTCAGATAGACAGGGCCTCGGGAGACGAGCATCGCGCAGAACGCGCACGGGTCACCGTCGGACACGCGCCTCCAGCCGGTGGCGCGTGGATCCTTTTTCGCCCATTCCTGGATGGTGCGGCGGCCGCCGGTGAGCACCGCCTCATGGAATTGGCCGAGGAACAGGCTGCGTGCCGCGGCCCACGCCGCCTCCTCGGTCTGCCCCTTGGCCAAGTGCCACAGCACATTCGTGGCGCCCATCCAGTCGAAATCCTTGGCCGCCTGCCGACGGTCGAACCGTGGCATCGCGATGGTAACACCGTCGCCGGGCTCGCCGATGCTCGCCTCGCGGTGTTGCGGCAGGTAGCGGGCGGCCATACGTGCGCTGAGCTGGTACCAGCGGGCGAGCAGGTCGATCATGGTTTTCTTCCAGATCGGCTGCGTGCCCTTGAGGTCATGCAGGTCGAGTGTTGAGTCCCATAGGCGGCGGGCCTGCGAGTCGGCGGTGATGGCGAGCCGCACTTGGTCACGACGGTGCTTGTCGGTCAGTTGCGCCGCTGTGACCATGCGCACTCACCCCCGCCTATTCGGTCGTCGGTTGCAGTTGCTCCCCGTAGATGCGGGCGGCCAACTCGTCGGCGTCCGGGTGCGCTTCGGCGTATTCGCGCCACGTGTCCGCCTCGGTCTTGGTGACGCCAGGGATCTTGTCCCACAGGCATCGCGCCGGCACGCCCAGCATCTGCGCGGCCTTGCCGAACGCGTCGACGGCCTGGCTGATGGTGCGCGTGTCCGTGTCGGCCCACACCGGCGTCAACCCCATGTTCGCCGCATCATCCATGCGTCCTTCGGCCGCCGCGCACAACCGCAACGTGTCCAAATGGCTTATACCGAACGTCTTGCGCCGTTCGTTGCGTTTGGCATAGAATCCGGCGCGGCTTTCCTCGATGCCGGCGTCACCGACGTTGACCATCTTGCCGAACGCGGTTGCCGGTGTCTGCGAGACCGCGGCGAGCTCGTCCACGTCGGATTGTTTCGCATTGACGATGTTGTCGAGGTCCGTTTCCGGCAGGGTGCTGAACTGGACGCCCTCGCCCCCGAACAGCATGCTGTCCTGGCGCAGTTCGAGCTTGCGTTGCTCCTTGGCCTCATCGTCCAGTTCGCTCAGGTCGAGGCCGGTCGCGGTCTTGACCTTCCAACTGTTGTAATGCTGGGCGAGCAGACGGTCGTAATTGTCCTTGTTCAACCGTTTGGCGAGTGGGATGTAGGGTTCGACCTCGCCGGGCGTGCGCCCCTGCAGGTCGATCTGGTTGCCGTAGCGCACGACCGGGCACACGGGCTCGCCCTGCGCGTCGCACACGCCATGCGCCGTCGGTTCCATCAACGCAAGCACGCCGTTCTTGTCCTGCTGGAACCGCCACACGTTCCAAGCATCCCACACCTCGTACGCGGTCGTGTCATCACTGAGAGCGATGACCGCGAGGAACAATTGCGGGAACACGTCACTGGCCGGGTCATTGTAGAGGGCGAGCGCGCGCATTGGCGTGTGGCAGGTGATCCGTGCGAACCCGTCGTCACCGACATGGACGGACGTGTAGGCGGACCCGTAGGCGATGGCCGCCTGATGCAGGGGGATCTGTTTGGCGCCCATGCGGTTGCGGTCCCATGGTTGCCACATGCGCTTCGCTTTGGTGTTGTCGATGTCGTCTGGGAATTCCACACCGTCGAGGTAGAGGGTTTGGGCGAGTGTGGTGACGACCATGCGCAGCCATGGGGTTTCGCCGATGTCGCGCATGGTGCGGTGTTCGCGGGAGGGGCCCTTGAGCAGGAGTTTCTGCGGGTCCCACCGCCACCAGCCGTCGATGGTTTCGAGGTCGGGCAGTTCGCGCTCGTATTTTTCGCGCAGGTCACTGAGCGCCTTGGTGGCTTGGGCGGCGTCCTGTAGTTCCGTGTTCACCAGATGACTCCCTTCGAGCGTGACTTGCCGCTGTTCAAATAGTCGCGGCGGATCATGCGTGCGCCGATGGCGCAGATGGCGAGGTCGATTTTGCGTCGGCTTTCCCTGTGCTCCTTGGCGATGCTCATGCCGGCGCGGGTGGGTTGGCGTCGCGCGTTGAGCATGTGGACGCGCAGGCGGGCGTCGCCGTCGTGGGGCATGTTCGCGTCCGCGATGTCGCTGTATGCTTGGTCGACGGCGGCCACGAACCGTTTCTGCATCTGGTAGTCGACCATGTCGAACATGACCGCGTGCCGGTCGCGCCCACTGGGAGTCGCCCAGACCTTGAGGCGTTTGCCGTAGTCGCGGTGCCAACGGTCGAACAAGCTATCCCAGTACCGTTGCCCGGTTTCCGAGTCGAGCACGTGGCTGGGGTCGCCGTAGAAGCCGATGACATGGAAGCGGCGGAATGCTTCGCGTACGGTGTCGTCAACAGTTTCGCGGGGCACACGCCAATTGCGGGCGGTGTCGCCGTGCAGGTTCGCGGGCCGTTGCCACATGCCCAATGGTTTGACGAACCCGTCGTCCAGGCGGCAGGCGACGAGCGCGGTGGCGTCGTCGTTGAGCGAACAGTCGAGGAACATGGTGATGGCGTCGCCGTCCTCGAGGCACAGGGTCTCGTCGCGGTTGGCGTCCCATTCCTGCGCGGTCACGTACGCGTCCTCGGGCGCCATGCACTGGTTGTACCATTTGCGCCGCGATTCGCTCACCGGGTTCTTGGGGTTGATGACCTCCTTGACGATGCGCCGTGTGGACAGCCAGATGCTGTCGCCTCGGATGTCCTCGATGACCTCGGGGATCGTGGCCATGTCCATCTTCGTATCGGGCGCCGCTTCGATCGAATCGTAGAGCAGGCCGAAATCGTGGTAGCGGGGGCGTGCGCCCTCGTCCTTGCTGCGCTCGTCGCCTTGGGTGCCTTCCCATGCCTCGCGCACCCGTTGGGCGACACTGTCTTCGCCGTCACGGTACGCGTTGCAGATGTCGAGCATCTTGACATTGACGGTTTCCTCACGTTTGGCCGCGTTGCCCGACAGTGCGCCGTCCATGTCGTGCCCGCCATTCGAGGCGTTCCAGTTCTGCGTCTCGTTGCGGATCACGAACGTGGGGCGGCCGCCCTCCAATGCGAGCGGCGAACTGGTGACGGCCTCGATCTGTCGGCTGTCGCCCAACGCCCACATGTTGAGCTTGCCGATCTGGATCTGGTAGTGGCGGCGCGTGTCCGCGGGAATCAGACCGGGCAACAGTTTCATCGTGTTCTTCGTCTGCTCCTGGGATACGGCGCACACCTGCACCCACGCGTTCGGCTCCTCACGCCCCACCGGACGGCCACTACCGTCGAAATGGTCGAACGTCAATGGCGCGAAACAACTGGCGACCGCGAGCGCCGCGGCGAGCGGGTCCTTGCCCCACCCCTTGAGCCGCTGCAGCACCGCATTGTCGTGCAACGGGCGGCCCGATTCGTCGAGCGCGTAGAACCACAGGATGAACCGGGCCTGTTCGTTGGTCCATTTCCACGGTTTGCCGGTTTTCGCGTCGCGCAGCCAGTAGCCGCTCCATGCGAGCAGGTCCCAGCCGAGCGTCAACTCGGGTAGGATCCACCCGTGTTCGTCGCGGCGCCATGTGGGTCCGATGAGCTGTGGGGGGTGGTGCCATTGCGGCGCCGCCTGTTCGCTGAGCGTGGTGTGGTACCAGTCGCGGATCTCGTCGAGTTCGTCGGCGCGTGTGGTCAGCAGGGTCGGGCCCGTGCCCCGTAGCCGAGCCATGAGCCACCTCCCCCGCGTTGCTAGTAGGCGTTGCCCCAGCGTGAGCCGACGACGGCGCGCATCTGCGCGCTGCGCTCCCCCTGTGTTCGTGGTTGTTCCTGCGCGAATTGGTCGGGTATGTCGATGCGGGCCATGAGGTCGGCGAAATGCCGTTCGTCCGCGCGAAGCTCGCGCAGCAGCGGGTGGGCGACCTTCTGGCCTTGGCTGCCTTTGACGAGCAGTTCGTTGCCGATGGCCTTGCGCATCTTGGCGATGCGGTCCAGGGTGAAACAGGCGTTGGCCAGATAGCGTAGCTCGATGTCGGTGAACTCGACGCGCTCGGTCAAATCGTGCCATAGGCGTTGACCGTGCCCGCCGCTGGCCAGTCCGACCGGCATGCGCGGTTTCTTTGATTGGTCACATGTCATTGAACAGCCTCCCGAATGCGTCGTGCTCGGCGAGGTTCATGAGCACGGTGATGTCCGCGAGCTTGCGCTTGCTTGTCTTGTATGGTTTGCCGGTCACGGTGATGTACCGGCCTTGTGAATACGCTTCGATGTTCATGCCGTCGCGCAGCTTGATGCCTTTGCGTGGTTCGCACAGGCCCCAGATATGCAGGCCGTCTCCGCTCGGGCTGATCTCGATGAACGTGTCGCCGGCGAGCATGATGAGTTTCTTGGCCCAGTCGGCCAGATGGTTGCGCGCGTCGTAGCAGTGGTCGAGGTCGAGGCAGGCGAACCCGCCTCCGAGCACGAAACCCATGCCCACACCGGCGTGCAGCTGTTCCGCGGTCTCGTAATCGGTCCATGTGGCCGGGTCTGTGCTCGACGCCGGGGTGCCGTCTGGTTGCACGGGCATCTTGGTCACGGTGTCGCCGCGGCGCATCGGCCTCCAGTTGACCCACCGTGTCTGCATGAGCATGTCCTGTGGCGGGCGCGCCTCCTCCAATCGGTGCGCGCGCATCTTGCAGCGTGGCGAGCAATACCGGCGGCGCCTGCCTTTGCCGGTGCGCTCCGGTAGTTCCGTCATGCAGTATTCACAGGTGTTCATACACACCATTATAAAACGTAACAGAGCTGGAAACGCCGGAATTTCAACGAAAACTAAAAAGTAACAGAGCTAAACCGTTTTGTGTGCACCAACCAAGAACCCGCACCGCGAACACTCACCATGGCCCACAGACCACAAAAACAGCCCACAGAGCACCCAACGGCGGCAAACACAACAAAAACTCGAGGCGCCGCAAAACGACACCCCAAGCGTACGTATGATTCTTTCTGCTATCCGGCGGTTCTGGGGAGGCTCCCTCCGGAGTCCTCCCCCACCCCATGGGGGCGGCGGAGGCTCGCGAGAAAAACCGCGAACCGAACGAACCGAAACGCTTCATCTTCCCGTCTTTCCTTCCGCCGCCGCGCGCCGCAACAACGCAACGAATCAACATCAACAAATTCTTCCGGGATTCGCTTCACGAGGATGCTTGCGCTCGCGAGCGCGAATCATATTGCGCTGCGCGCTTTCACGCGCGGTCTTGAGCCTATGACAATTGTGGTTGAGCCATTGCAGATTGTCAAGCGAGTGGTCGTCACCGGGGACGATGTGGTCGCAGTCCGTGCCGATGCCGTTGCACAGCACGGAATGTGTCGCCGCCTGACAATGATTGTGCGCGCGATCGCGCACCATGGCACGCACCCGGTCCCAGTCCTCCGGGAGCCTGGACTGCCGATCGCTCGTGTACCAGGACATCGTCACCTCGTCTCCTCGCTGCATGCGTGTGGTGCGCGGCGCATATGCGAAGCATTGTCCGCGAGCGCCGAGGATTCTTCGACCGCGCTCGCGTGTGTGAAGATCGTGGCTTCCTGACGGCGCCCCGGTTAGCGACTCCGGCATGGCGGGCACCCTGCAACTTGGGTCGGCTCGGTGGCCGGCGCTTGGGCGGGTGTCGTCCGACTCGGTGACCTGCACGCCGGTCGGTTGCATGGCGTCGGCGATGCGGGTGAGCTGGTGTGCGATTACGTCGAACGAGTTCTGCTGCAGCGTATTATTCTCTTGGGTGATTGTGATGCACATGCCAGCCCCTGCCTTCAGTGTTTTCACGTTTTGCTTTGTTGCTCTATTCGGTCGAGGAACTCGTCAAAATGCTTTTTCTCCTCTTCATTCCTTCTCCGATTGGCGAAATAGCTGAATATCGCGTCAATCATGCAGGCGATACCGATAGCAAATAGAATGACTAAGACTAATGCTTGCATGTCTAGGTCGAACGTTTTCCCTTGAAAGATTGGCAGGATACCGCCAATCGAACCGGAGGCAAGGCCCAATCCTCCCCAGAACAGATCATTCTTGATCCCCTTCCTTTCAAGGTTGGCGTTGAGGTTTCCACGTATCAGGTCCCAATCCTTTTTCTCCACGATTAAAACCCCTTCCGGATGGTATTCAGCACTTGCGCCGGGAAGCTCTATGACCGATGCCGACAGGTCATCCTGAGACGACGTACCGCGAGGCTGCTCATTCATCATCGCCCTCCTTCGGGGGGAACGCGTTTCCGACGATGAGCGAATTGAGAAGAAACATGTATCCACAGTTCTTGCAGAAGACCGGCGTTACCGGAAGGACCTGCGTACCAAGCCCTACGACTAGATTGCCTCCCTCATATTCACGCAGTTCGAACGTCTGCCCAATCGACCAGGACATCCGTGTACATATGGGGCATTCCCTCGAATTGATCCAGTGCGCGTTCAACCATTCTAATGCGGCATTGGTTTGTTTCAGATTACGAGCCTGACGCTGTTCCTTGCTTTCGACTGACATGCCAGCATTATAGGAAAGCGCCCAGCCGCCGATGCGATGTCAGCCGAATACCGGCGACCCGATACGCTGACGGCCCCGGACAGTCCACACCGTCCAAGGCCATACACTCGCGCTCAGCTACACGCGTCGCGCAATATTACACATGGTAGGCGTTACACCTTCGGCTGTCAAGCGGAGGCGCGGTGCAGCCTCAGCACGTCAGCGAGCGCGTACACGGGCGCACCCGTGTCGTCGTGGCCGGCGGGTTTGAGTTTGCCGCGGTGGGCCCATTGTCTGATGGTGCCGGCTTTGATGTGGATGCCGCAGGATGCGAGGAGGCGGCGTAGGCCTTTGGTGGTGTCGACGGCTCCTGAGGTGAGGAGGCGTAGCTGGTGTGCTTCGATGATGTCGGCGAGGCGGCTGAGGTGTCCGCATTCGGGGCAGCGGTAGTCGCTGTCGGCTGGCTGTGTTTCGGGCGCCCATGCGGGGGATCCGCAGCGTACGCAGATGCCGACGTAGCGGCGTGTCGGTTCGGGGTCGGTCATCTGGCGGACTTGCCAGAGTGTTTCGCCGATGAGGCGTAGGCATGCCCATGCGTCGGCGCGTGCGGCGAGCGTGGCGCATGGGGCAGGTCGGTCGAGGCCTTTGAGCAGGTCGTGCAGGTCGGTGTCGCGGCCGAAGCGCAGGCCGGCTCCGATTGCGATGTGGCGGACCGTGTCGTCGAGGCGTCGCAGCAGGTCGTGTGCGGGCAGGCTGATCGGTGTGGGCGCGACGCTTGTGCTTGCGGGTCCGGTGGGTCGGGTGACGTGGATGCGGCGGTCCGCGAGCGCCGCGAGGGTGATGGTTTCTTCGCGTAGCTCGTGGAGGTCTTTGTGGAAGCGGTCGGCGTCTGGCTGCATGCTTGGTTCCTTCCGGGTATGATGGCGTGTGGTCTCGCGCCCTTGATCCCCGGAAAGGGGTGATGGGGCTTTTCTTTTATGGTTGGTCGTCGAAGAGCGGCACGTCGCTGAACGCGGGTGGCTCCGGTTTGGTCGTGGCGGGTTTCCCGCCGGTGCGGATGACGTCTTTCACTTCGGCTTCGGATACGCCGAGCAGGCTGGCGGTGCGGGTGACGGTGACGCCGTCGGCGTGCCATTTGAGGATCATTTCGGTTTTGTGTGCGCTGACCATGGGTCAGTCTCCTTCGGGGATGTCGAGTGTGTCGGGGTTGTAGTCGAGTTGGTCGTGCATGCGTTCGGCTCCGATCCTCTGGTAGAGCAGGGTTAGGCCGCGTCGGGTGATTTTGCAGGTGGGTTCGAACGCGAATCTGGTGCCGTCACGGTGGCGGCCGGAGCGTTTGGGCGGCACGAGGCGCAGGTGGCCGGCGTCTTTATGTGCCGCGTACGGCCGGTAGCCTCGTTCCTTGCGGTAGATCCACTGGTGGTCGAGCATCCATGCGCGCAGTTCGCTTTCGCGGATGGGAAGCCCGGCGGTGGTGAGCGTCGACGCCGCGTCTCGGACGGTCAGCAGGTCGGGCGCCTCGCAGAAGTCCTCGTACGCGCGTGCCTTCGGCGTCAGACGGCGCACCTGCTCCTGCGCTTCCTGACGCTGGGCGGCTTCTTCCTTGAGGCGGGTGGCGAGCATGATGATCGTGTCCGGGTCCGCGAGCGCCGCCCTGATTGTGTCCGGGGTCATGTAGGCGCCGTGTTTGCGGATGGACGGGAGCACGTCGGAGGTGACCCATTTGCGGAAACGGCGGGCTGCGGGTTTGCGGCTGTCGAGGATGACGTCGTAGAGTCCGTCCTCGTTGACGACGGTGATTTTCTGCGGGCCGCCAAGGGTGTCGATAGTAACGACACCCTTTTGCCGGTCGTCCAATCGTGCGGCGACGTCACGGGAGTTGCCGATGCCGCAGGCCGCGCACACGTCGGAGAGCGCCCAGCGTGGGGTGCCGTCGTCGGCTGTGATGACACGCACCGGTGTTCCCTCGAAGTCGAGGTTGACGAGTTCGTCCATGATGGTCCTTTCGTTGTCGAACTTTTGTTCGGATCGTTAGAAGTGGTGGTCGGCCGTCCACCAGCTGATGGCGATCATGACGGCGCAGATGACGGCGAGGCCGATCAGGTCGCTCATGCGTCGGATCCTTCGAGCAGGGCGTCCAAGACCTCGTCGTCGCCGGCCGGTTCGATCTCGTACACGTACATGGCGTATGCGTCGTAGGCATGCCCGCCCAACTCGACCGCGTCGGGGAACAACTCCTTGAGCTCGTCGACGGGGACCTCGACGAGTTTCGAGAGCAGGCCCCAATTCCAGGACGAGCCTTCGTATCCGCCGAATGCGGTGCGCGACAGGATGCGCGCTTGGCCGAGGTGCTCGCCCGTGGCGGCGTCCACGAACACGAACAGACGCGACCGCCAGTCCACTTCCTCGTCTCGTAGTTCGAACCGTTTGCGCCCTTCGGCGATCATCTGCCAGTATTCGCGGCGTATCTTCGCCACGGTGACACTGCGGGTAATCATCCCCTACTCCTCCTCGCTCTCGCTCTTAGTGATGTGGTCGTCGGCGGCCGCGTCACCGGTGTTGGGCGTCCACAGCGCGTCGAGCAGGCCGGTGACGGCCGTGATCGCGTCCGCGAGCGCCGCGTGCTTGCCGGCGATGTAGACGCAGTCGGTGACGTTGTGGCGAGGGTCGAGGCTCGGGTCGGCGGCGATCGTCTTGGATTGGGCGGCGAGCGCGTCGATCACGTCCGCGAGCGCGAGCATCCTTTCGGAAACGTTCGTGGCCATCAGCGTGCCTCCTGGTCGTGTTCGCGCCGCTCGTGCTTGCGTGTCTGACGGTCACGTCGAGCGCCCCGTGCGATGCGCTGGTCGAGGCTGATGGCGTCTTTGACGCAGGTGATGAGGCCGGCGAGGCCGACGAGGGCGGCGATGCATGCCATGTTCAGGATGACGACGGTCATACGGTGGTCCTTTCGGTGGTTAGAAGTCGTGCCAGCCGCACCAGATCGCGAGCGCGACGAGGGCGGTGAGGATGATGGTGAGGATGACGAGGATGTTCATCGGCGGCCCTTACTGGTTCGGTGATCGCCGTGGCTGCGGTCGCGCCGACCCCGCCGGTCGTGGATGTCGTGGGCGATGCTGATGGCGATGCGCATGAGCATGCACGCGGTCAGGGCGCCGAAGCCGAACGCGGCGAGCGGGCTCATGCGGACCTCCCGCAGCGATAGCGGTCGATGGTCTCCTGTTCGGCGTCGAGCACGGCGTCCCAGTCGATGCGCTCTCCGCCGTCGCAGTGCGGGCAGTGGGCGCGCTCCGGGTGCAGCCGTTCGCGCAGCGAGTCCGCGGTGCGCACCGTCCAGCCTCCGCACTCGCACCGGCACTCCCAGCACACGCGACGCCGTCCGCCGGCCCGGCGCACCACGGGGCGCACCGCGGTCAGATGTCCGAAGCGGCAGCCGGTCAGGTCGTCGTAGCGCTCGGGCAGCGCATCGCACGGGACGCTCGACGCGAGGATACGCACGTCGCTCATGCCATGCTCCCGTCCGCGAGCGCCGCCGAGCCGGTATCCGCGGCCGGGCCGGCGAGCGTCGATTCGACGTCCGGGATGCCGTCTTCGCGGTTGAGCCGGTCGGCTTCGGCGGCGCAGGCGGTCATCCAGTCGGATGCGCCCCATCCGTGTCGTTCGTGGTTGTAGTCGGCTTCGTGCGGGCTCATGCGGGTCTGCACGTGGCCGCAGTCCCATGTGTGCCGGTGCGTGGGCGGCTTGGCTGTGTGGCGGGTCGGTGGCGCGACGGCGGCCTTGGGTTGTTGGGCGAGGATCGTGACCTCGGTGTCGATCCACGTGCAGAACTCGGCTGACAGGGCCTCGGGTGCGGCTCGCAGCTTGTAGGCGGCGAGGCCTCGGGCGTGCAGTTTGCGGCGGAAGCGGGTGGCGAGCGCGCCCAGGTCGACTCTGGGATGTCCGGCGCGGGCGAGTTCGTCGGCGTAGGCGATGCAGGATGCGTCGGGCTCCCACACGTCGATCAGCTCGCTTTCGCTTCTCGTCTCCTCGGCGGCGGTGGCGGTGGCGGGCGCGCTCGCGCGCGCCTCCCCCACTTCCTCGTGAGAGGAAGTGTTTTGGTTTTGGTTTTGGTTTTGGTTAAAAGAAGGCTCTGGATTCACGTCGGATTCCGTCCGGATTCCGTCCGGATTCCGAGCGGAATCCTTCTTGGTCGACGATGCGGCGGGTTTGCGGGTCTTGCGTTCGCGGTCCCTGGCGCGTGCGGCCTCGATGTCGGCTCGGCTGTTCTGCCATTTGTCGTAGTTGTGGATCCGCCAGCCGCCGTCCGCGTCAGGTTCCCATTTGCCTTCGTCGACGAGGTAGTCGATGACGTCGTCGGGCACGCGCAGCACGTAGCGCACGACGGTCTCGTCGAGGCGCCCGTCGGTCATGTTGTCGGACGCGTAGCTGATCGCGGCCACATAGTACGCGAGCGCGGCGGGGTTGACCGCGAGCATCTTCATGCCGTCGGGTGAGCGCCACAGGTCGTTGCTGAGCTTGGCGTAGCCTTTCTGGCTCATGGCTTCTCCTTTGTGATTGGTGTGATGTGGATGTCGATGCGCCATACGCCTGGGTGGCGGGTGGGTTCCCCCATCGTGTAGGTGCGTCGGCGCAGGTGCGTGTAGTCGTCGTCCGCCCACAACCCGGCGTCGGTCAGGCCGTCGACGAGATGCTTGACGGTGGGCGCGAGGTTGTCCGGGTCGGCTCGTGACGGGCGGCGTGGATAGTGCACCTCGTACGCCACGTCCACGCGCAGGTCGCGCCTCCATGCGCGGTGGCGTGCGAGCCAGTCGCGGCCGGCGACGTAGCCGGCGTGGCGCAGATGCCTGGCGCGCTGCGCGTTCGCATACACGTTACCTTGGCCGCCGTTGGTTTTCAGCAGCCACGGCTTGGGCACGTCGATGCTGATCGTCACGCGCTGTCCGCTCATGATCCGCGTCTCCTTAGAAATCGTCCGAGTCATCGCGAGCGCCGAATGTCGTCCCGAACCCGCCGTCACCGTCGGCCCACGGATCCGACACGGCCGACGACGCCGACCGGGTGGCGCCGCCCTGATACGGGGCACCCGAACCGGCAGCCGACTGGCCGCCCTGCTGGCTGCCGACGAAGCCGGCGCTCGCGCTCTGGCGGTTCACCTGCGCGGTGGCGCGGCGCAGGGAGGGGCCGATGGTGTCGACGCGCAGTTCGACGACGGTGCGCTTCTCGTGGTTTTCGGTCTCGTACGTGCGCTGCACGAGGCGTCCCTGCGCGATGACGTTCATGCCCTTGGACAGGCTGTGCGCGATGTTGCTCGCGAGCGCCGTATGCTGCGAATCCCATGCCGAGCAGTTGAGGAACAGCGTGTCGCCGTCCTCCCACTGGTTGGTGTTGCGGTTGAACGTGCGCGTCGACGAGGCGATCGTGAAGTTGACGACCGTCGACCCGTTGCCTACGGTGCGCAGTTCCGGGTCGCGCGTCAGGTTGCCGACGACGGTGATGATGGTCTCCCCCGCCATTGCCTACTGCTCCTTCGTGTCGGTTTCGGCGCGGGTGAGCGCCTGCTTGTACAGGCCCAGCGCGGCACCGGCGAGCATGTACAGCTCGCCGCGCGTCAGGTGGCCGAGTTCGCTCGACATGCTGACCATGCCGCCGCTGTCGGCGTCGCAGCTGACCAGGAGCCGGTCGACGACGCTAGCGTCGGCTTCGTCCCTGATGACCGTGTCGACGGCCATGGGACGCATGCGGCCCTCCTTGATCATCAGCTCCACCGCGACCGCGGTGAGCTTCGCCTCGTCCGGCACCTCGCGCTCTGCGGCGTTCCGCGCCGGCTTCGGCGCCTGCTGGTCGTCCATTGATCCTCCTTCGGGGTTTGGTCGGTCGTTGGTGAGGTTGTCGGACGCGCTGGGTGTGTGGAGTATCCCCGCGTGAGGGGGCGGGGCGGTTGGCACCGCGCGCACCCATCGCTCCCGCGAGCCGGGCTATCGTCGGCTGTGGGTGACGTTGACGCGTCCTGAGTGGGCCGGGGAGGATTCGCACCTCCCTCCACCACGCATTCCGCCGAAGGAAAGAAAGAGAAGCATAGGCGGTATGCGGGTGGGGCTAGCTTGCGCGGCCCCGGTGCGTGGCCGCCGATGCACTCAGGGGGCGGCCACGCGTTTTCGGTTATCGCCATGGGCGGCGGATGCTCCCCCGTCCATGGCATCCGTGCGCGCGGGGAATGGGCGCGCGCACGGACGGATCATCCGAGCGCCCGCTTCGCATGGCGTGCGATCCGCTTGGTGCGGCGCCATGCGAGCGTGAGCGTCTCGCAGGTGACGTCGAGCATCGGCACCGCGTATGCGGCGGCCGCGAGGAAGGTGAGCCACGCAAGCGTGTATGCCCATGGCGCGCGGTAGAAGCCGGGGCCGGCGGCCACGTAGCCGAATGCGGCGATCGCGGCGATCGTGCAGGCGGCCGCGAGCGCCCGCTGCCAGATTTTCGGTGTCTTGTCCTGACGTGTCATGTCATGCGCTCCTCTCGTCGGTGCACGCCTCGTCGCCGTCGATCTCGGCGATGAGTGCGTCGATGTGCTCGCTGATCTCCTGCAGTGTGCTGCGTCTGGCGGCGGCGACGGCGTCTGCGAGGAGCTCCGCCATTGAGGCGATCCTCACGAACACGGCGCCGTGCCCGTCGCGCACCGCGCCGAACCGCGCCTCGAAACAGCGCGTCTCACCGCCATCCGGCTCGTCGGTCTCGTCTGCGGGTTCGGTGATGTCGTCCGGGTCCAGTTCGGGCGCGACCGGTGCGGCATCGTACGGGACGCGCTCGCCGTTGGCGTCGATGTAGCCGTATTCGGAGCTCTTGCGCATCAGCCTCCACTGCTCGCGTGTGATGCGCGAGTCGATGCCGGTCAGGCGGATGCGTGCCTCGATGTAGGCATTGTGGATCCCGTGCCGTTCATACGGCTCGTATTCGGTGTGCTTCGCGTCGTACGCGTCGAGCATGTCGTAGAGGCGGTCCACCTCCTGCTGCGCGGCTTCGCGGTCGGCGCGCAGGTCACGCAGCAGGGGGCTTTCCACGTATTCGCGCCTGCCGCACGGCCGCTCCTCGTAGACGTAGCCTTCGGAGTCCTTGTATCGGGTCATGATCGGTTCCTTTTCAGATTTCGTAGGTTTCCATGTAGTGGTCCATCTCGCGGCGGGTCACGTGCCGCCAACTGCGAGCGCCCCTGCGACTCCTGGGACGCGTGGTGATCAACCGTCCGTCCCTCGCGGCCTCGAGCAGTCCCTCGTAGGAGACGCCGTACGCTTCGGCGGCTTTCGGGAGTGTCCATGCGAGGCGCTCGCACAGTGGTGTGGTGTTGCGTTTCATGTGGGTCATTCCTCTTCCGCGGTGAGTTGCGCGATGATGATGCCGGCGATGGCGTCGAGGTCGATTTCCACCGGCCGGCCGGGGTCGGGGTAGGCCATGTAGTCGCGGTTGACCGTGATGTGCAGGTTTCCACCGTCGGCTTCTGTGGCCCACTGGTCGATGGTCGCGGCGAGTTTGGCGGTGACCTTCTCGCGCAGTTTGCGTTCCTGGGCTGGGTTGTGGCCGGTGTCCGGTGTGGTAGTGTGGGTGTTGGTATTCATGGGATTCAGTCCTTTCTCATGACCCGGAGGCGCCTGTTGCAGCGGGCGCCTCATTTTTTTCTTCCTTGGACGCGAGCGCCTCCGCGCGCTGGTTGTACGTTGCGACTGCATCGTCGCAAAGTTTGATAGCGTCAGAGGGTTTGACTCCAGCAGCAGCAGCGAGTTTCAGAAACTGCGAGAGCCTGAGGTCGCCATCCTCGAATCTCCGGTCGAGAGTCGGCGTCGAGACGCCGGCACTGCGAGCCATCTGCGTCTTGGTCAGGTCGTTCGCCCTAGCCGCTCGACGCAGGTAATCAACAGCATTGCAAGCTGCTTCTTGCATTATGTAAGTCTGTTCTTTCGCCATGCTTTGAGTGTAACAACAGACTTACACTAGTGCAACATCAGTGTGTCGTTTTGTAAAAATGCTGAAGCATATTATGATGTCAGCATGGCTCGGAAATACGCAGACTCATGGGAACCAGCAGACATAGCTGTCATGCAGATCATTGATGATGCCCGCCAGCGAGCACCGATACCCATATCGGATAGAGCACTAGCTAAGGCAATCAACGTCAGCCCACCGCGCGTAGCGAATCTGTTCTCGCATTCACACGGCTCGCCGACATTGCGCGAGTTTTTGGCACTCTGCTCGGTATTGCAGATATCACCGTCACAAACACTCGATGCAGCGCTCTCCAACGTGGCTGCAGAGAATAACTCTGAACCCTCTGCCGCCGTCGACGATGCGAATGCGGCGCTTGTGAGCGCGGACGACGATACCACGGTGCCGGATATGTCAAGTTTGTCTGCTGATGAGCAGGCTGCGTACGTGGCCTCGCACTTGGAGCAGTTCGACATTGCCGCGAAGAAGGGTGATCTTGAGCGTGAGCAGGAGGCGTTCGAGGAGCTGCCGTAGTCATCAGCGAGTGTATTGAACCTGTAAGAAATCCACTACCAAGGAACGAGAAGGAGAAGGTCATGGATTTTGAGGAAAGCCTGAATCAGGTGGCGGCGAAGGTCCGCGACCTCAAGGACGGCATTGAAACAGAGGAGGCCACGAAAACGGCGTTCATTATGCCGTTCATCGGTCAGGTGCTGGGATATGATGTGTTCAATCCCAACGAGGTGGTCCCCGAGTTCACGGCGGATGTGGGTGTGAAGAAGGGCGAGAAGGTTGATTACGCCTTGGTGCGGGACGATCAGGTGCAGATCCTTATCGAGTGCAAGAAGGTCGGCGCACCGCTCAGTCTGGAGAACGCGAGTCAGTTGTATCGCTACTTTGCGGTCACGAATGCGCGCATCGGTGTCCTGACCAACGGCCAGGTATGGAACTTCTATATGGACATTGACGAGCCGAACCGCATGGATTCCAAGCCGTTCCTCGTGCTCGACCTTCTCGATATCGACCCGACGGTCGTTCCGGCCGTGGAAAAGCTCACCAAGCCCGCGTTCGATTTGGATTCCATTGCCAGCAGCGCGGAAGAACTCAAGTACGTGGGAGCGCTCAAGAGGGCCGTCGGAGACGAGTTCCGTGAACCATCTGACGATTTCGTGAAGCTGCTCGCCTCACATGTCTACGAAGGTGCGTTCTATGCGTCTGTGATGGACAAGTTCAGGCCGCTGGTAAGCAAGGCCCTGAAGCAGTATCTGTCTGATCAGGTCAACGACCGGCTCAAGACGGCTCTGGGGGCCGACGATATCAAGATCGGGACTGGTGACGACATGGAAGACAACCAGGCGCAGGAAGACGAGACTCCTGCCGACGATGACGGCGTCGTCACCACTGAGGAAGAGATCGCTGCATACCACATCGTCAAGGCCATAGCCTGCAGCGACGTCGACCCTGAGCGCATCACGATGCGCGATGCAAAATCGTACTGCTCCATCTTCTTGGATGACAACAACCGCAAGCCCGTGGCGAGACTGTTCTTCAACACGAAGCAGAAATACATCGGTTTGTTCGATGAGGACAAGAACGTCACCCGCCATCCCCTCGAATCCCTCAACGGGATCTACGCTTTTGCGGACCAGATTCGCGAAGAGGTCCAGCGACTGCTGCAATAATCCCATAGCGTTCGGGACACCAAGGAGAGTCTACGGAAAAGCTACTAAAGGAGGCGTCGCGTTGGGCGCGTGTGGCCGAACAGCCGCTGCCGGGCGGCTATGAGGGGTTATACGCGCCCGGTCTGGATCTGATTGTGTTGGATTCGCGTCTGACGGACGTGCAGCGCCGATGCGTGCTTGCGCATGAGATCAGTCACGCGCGGCATCATGACGCCGGCTGCCGGTGCGACCGGTGGACGGAGCGGCGCGCGGACATCGAGGCCGCCGCCATGCTCATCAGCCCGCTCGAGTTCGCGTATGCCGAGGCTGTGTACGAAGGCAATACGCTCGGCATGGCACGCGAGCTCAACGTGCTGCCCTGGGCCATCGAAGCGTTCCGCGAGCGCCTGCATGACAATCCGAGTCTGATTGTGCAGTGATGGATGCACGGGATATGATGATGCCGCCGGGTGTGGCGTACCACCTTGACGATGCCAAGTATTTCGTGTTGAGCCCGTAATCTCGATGCCTTAGGAACCGCTACGCATTCGGCAAGATCCCGACGGTACGGGCTGCGCCGAATAGGATGACTGCTATGATACCGAGGACACCGACGACAACGACCGCGAAGTCACACCAGAACAGGCACTTGAATATGATTGGGTGTTCTCCAATAAAGATATGCACTCGTCGTTTGCGGTCAGGTATATACGCATACACCATATCGGCCACGCGATAGAGGAACCTGAGGAATGGATGCCAACCAGTGATGCTGCCGAGCGAGTTGTCTGCGGTCGTCGACTGCGGGCCATCTCTGCGGCTCATGTCCTCCGGTTCAGGCTCGTTGACCGCCTGAGTCGGAACACTTGTGTCCTCGACTGGTTCGAACGGGATGTCCGAATCCGCGTCGTCGGGGACACCTCCCTTGTCGTCCTCTGTCATCGCTTGGGCTCCCTGAGCATGCAGTCGAATGTGTGATCGTCAGCCATGACGGCGTTGTCGATGAAGTCCCTATGGTCCGCGATAGCCTTGCTCCAGGATGAGCCGGGAACGTGCGTGAGTCGGGACAGTTCCACGGCTCCGCAATGTTTCATTGATCGCCAGACGGTGTCTAGCGCGCCTGCAAAAGCGGGTGCCTGTGCCTCGTTAACTGCGGTGGCGAGCCCGCGTGCGTCGGTTGCGTACCGGTCGATTGGCTGTGCGCCGAACGTCTTGAATTCGTCATAGACGGCAGCACATACTGGTCCGTACTTCCAAGGTTGGAATGATTCGGTAAGAAGATGCCTTCTCGTGGCACGTTGGTAGAGGCAGGTAACGAAGAAGAGGAGTTTCTGCAGTTTCATCGGCGTGATAGGAATGCTTTCGGTGAAGGCGCGCCTGAGGATACTGTTCGCAACGTAGGTGGGATTGATTCCTACGCCCTCCAGGCTATCCACTTCTTCCTTAGTCACATCGTCCATGGTTTCTTTCTATGCGGGCGTTGTTACGGACGTCCGCTTTCCGTGTGTCGCGCTTCGTGCGGCGGTGTTGTGATGTTTGCTCCATGCTATCTCCGTCATGGGATTTCCATTCAGCGTCCGGTTCCAGTTTCAGCGTGCCGACTTGACATATCTATAGTAACTATGTTACTATAGATATGTCAGCGAAAGAAAGGAGGTGACATGACACCGGCGGAGATCATCACCAGTCTGGGGATCTGCTTCGCGGGGCTCGCGGCCCTTGTCAAATCGCTCGCCGCGCTCCTGACGGCCATCGGCAAGGTCAGGAAGAAACCCAAGAGGAAGTAAAAGCGAGGGTTTCCGAATAACCCAAGTATCCGGAAACCCTCCGCCCCAGACTATCTCCGCACATGGTCATGTCGAAGGCATCATGAGGTACGAATCGGTAGTGGGCGCGGTGTTCGCGCTTGGAACGGCCGCGAGCGCGTGGTTCGCGTGGCCTGCGTTGGTCACGTTCGGCTGCGCGCTCATCGCCGCGGTGTTCTCCCTGATGGGAGGCGCAAACCGTGGTTGAGCGGTATCTGGGTGTGAAGCAGGTCGCCGAGCGCCTCGGCATCACGGCGGGCGGACTGCTCAACTTGAAGCTGCCGGATCCTGACGCATACATCGGCCGTACGCGCGGCTGGAAGGAGGAGACGATCGACGCGTGGAACGCGGCACGCCCCGGCCGTGGTGCCGGCGGTGGCAGGCCGCGGAAACACTCGGACTAGAGTCCCGAGCCTACAGCCGCGCGCGCCCGTTCGGCGAGCGCGGCGAGGGTCTCGGGCTCCCAGTGGGTGTATCCGGCGGTGGTGGTGATTTTGGCGTGGCCCATCATGGCGGTTCGTGCGTCGTCGGCGGCTCCGGATTGTGCGAGCGCTGTGGAGAAGAAGTGCCGTGCGCTGCGCATGGTCACGTATGGCAGTCCTGCGTCGTCGAGCGCCTGCTTCCATCTGCGTCGTTCCATTGCTCCGGAGAGTGGTTTGCCGTCGGAGGTGGTGAATATGAGTTCGTTGTGTTTGATGTGGTGGGTGCGGGCGCGGTGTTGGAGGGCGAGCCATGTTTCGGTGCTGAGGGGTACGAAGCGTTTACCCTGATGGCTTTTGGGCGGCAGGAGCCAGTGGTGTGCGTCGATCTGGCGTGCGGTGAGCCATGAGGGTATGTGTGGTGTGCCGTTGAGTCGTTGGAGTTCCCATTCGACCTGTATGCCGTGGATGCCGTTTTTGGTGACAAGTTCGGCTGGGGTGAGTGCGAAGCGTTCGGCCTGGCGCATGCCGGTTTCGAATGCGAGCGCGAATATCAGTGCCCACATGTCGCGTTCGTCGTCGGTGGCGAGCAGGCGTGTGGGTCCGGCGTCCCTCACGGCGCCGATGGCTTGTGCGGGCTGTCCGGCGGCGAGGATGGCTGTGGGGGCCGGTTCGACGCGTGGCGGGTCGGTCATGAGGACGGGGTTCGAGTCGATGAGGCCGTCGCGTGTGGCGGTGTGGAGGATCTGCTTGAGCCGGGTCCAGTAGTTGAGGATCGTTTTGCTGGATCTGCCGACGCTGAGGTCGAGCATCGTGTTTTCGACGGTGGCTGGTGTGATCGCGTCGAGGCGCATGCCGCCTATGGTGGATGCGAGCGCGTTGCATTCGGCCCGGTATGTTTCGAGGACACGTGGTTTGACGCGGGTGGCGATGGTGTCGAGCCAGTGGTCCATGTAGGCGCGCAGGTGTGGTGCTTTCGCCGATGGGATGGAGCCCTGCGCGGCGAGTTTTTCGAGTTTGGCTTCGAGCTTGGAGCGGGCTTCGGTACGGGTGCGGCCGATCGCGCTGATACGGCGGCGTTTGCCAGTGACTGGGTTCGGGGGCAGTTCGCGGATCGCGTGCCAGCGTCCATTTGCGTCCTTGGTTTCGCTTCCGGTTCCCTTGGGGCGGCGTGTTGTTTTCGATGGTGCCAT